GAGTTCAAGCGGGTGACGCCATGACCAAATCCCGCCACATCAACCGCCCCCGCTTTTGCTGGACGCCCGAACGCGAGCGCCTGCTGCGCGGGCTGTATGCCGACACACCAGCCCAGGCCGTGGCAAAGGTGCTGGGCTGCACGCAGCAAACCGTTTACTCCAAGGCCCAGCAGCTTGGCCTGCGCAAGTCTGACGCCTTCCTGGCCAGCCAGATGAGCGGGCGCATCCAACGCGGTCGCAGTGACCCGCGCATGACGGTCACGCAGTTCAAGCCCGGCCTGGTGCCCCACAACAAGGGCGTGCCCGGCAGCACCGGCCTGCACCCCAACTGCCGCGCCACACAGTTCAAGCCCGGCCGCAAGCCCGAGGAGGCGCGCAACTACGTGCCGATCGGCAGCCACCGGCTGAGCAAAGACGGCTACCTCGAACGCAAGATGACCGATGACCCCGCGCTGGTGCCCGCGAGGCGCTGGAAGCCGGTGGCCCGCATCGTGTGGGAGGCCGCGCACGGCCCCATCCCGGCTGGGCACCTGGTGGTCTTCCGGCCCGGCATGTTCAGCAACGTGCTGGAGGACATCACCGCCGACCGGTTGGAGTGCGTGAGCCGTGCCGAGAACGCCCGGCGCAACGTGCCCACCGTCAAGCACCCCGAGGTGGCGCGACTCATCCAGCTGAAGGGCGCCATCACGCGCCAGGTCAACCGTATCACCCGAGACGACAGCCAGAACGGAGCCCGCTCATGAGCGCATCACCCCACATTGACCAACTGCGCGCCCACCTGATGGACACGCTGGCCGCCTTGCGCGACCGCGACAACCCCATGGAGCCCGACCGTGCCCGCGCCGTCGCCCAGGTGGCCGGCGTGCTGGTGGACACCGCCAAGGTGGAGATCGATTACCTCAAGGTCACCGGCCAGGACAGCAGCAAGTTCCTGGAGACGCCGCCCGACGCCAACGTCAAGCACCTGGGCCGGGAGGGGTTGCCGAACGGCATCGTGGGGATTACGCGGCATGCGTTGAGGTGAGGGGCTTCAGCATGACCGACCGAGAAATGCTTAAGGCCGCGTATGCGGCTTACAGACCCGGGATGCAAGGCAGCACCCCCCACGGGTACTGAGAACAACGAGCAAGAGGAGAGAGCACACCATGACCACCACACAAGACCTGAGCAGCATCCAGGCGCAGATCGACGAGCTGCAGCGCAAGGCCATCGAGCTGCGCACCAGCATGGACGACCCCGAGCTGCCAGCCGCCTGGCGCAAGCTCCAGGCCGGCGCGAACTGGTACCGCTATTTGCAGCTCACGCACGCGCAGGGCGAGCTTTTCCGCCAGGACGGCTGGGAGCCGCTCTACCGCCGCCAGCAGCGCATGGCCGAGCTCAAGGCCCGCACGCTGGCCAGAGCCCACCGCGGCGTGGCGCTGGTGCGTGCGACTGAAGCGCATCACGGGATTCACTGAAATGCTGCTGACCGCAGCCGACGTGGGCCGCCAGTTGGGCATCAGCCGCCGGGCCGTGTATGACCTAGCGTATTCTGGTCGGCTCATCTGCTACCGCGTGGGCGCAAACGACGGCGCCATGCGGTTCAGTCCCGCTGACGTGGAGACCTACCTCGCATCATGTCGATCTACTGGTCAAAGAGTGACAAGCGCTGGCGCTTTGAGTTCGACCGCTATGTTGCGGGCCGCCGACACCGACTTACACGACTGCTTCCGCAAGGCTGGAGTCAAGCTCAAGCTGACACGTTCGACCGCACGGAAACCGCGCGCCTCTACGGCCTTGCATCTGGCATCGCCCGCGACGAGCCCCTGATCGACCAGGCCGTCAAGCACTACCTCACCGACAAGACCGCGCTCAAGAGCTACAAGAGCGCCGCCGAGCACCTCAGCGCCATCGCCTGGGCCTGGCAGGGCCGCCCGATAAGCGAGCTGCCCGCAGTGGCCCAGGAGGTTATCAAGAGCGCCGACGCCGGCCCGGCCACCCTGAAGAACCGCCTGGCGCTGCTGAAAGCCGCCTGCCGCTGGGCCTGGAAGCGCCACGGCCTCACCGACACCGACCCCACCGCCCGCATGCTGCTGCCGGCCGTGCGCAACGCCCGCAAGATCTACATCACGCGCGAGGGCATGCTCAAGGCCTGCCGCGCGTGCGGCAGCTGGCAGGCGCAGATCGCCATCCGCGTGTGCTTCTACACCGGCATGCGCCTGGGCGAGCTGTGGAACGTGCAGGTGCAGGACAACCTGCTGGTGCTGGCCGACAGCAAGAACGGCCAGCCGCGCGTGATACCCGCGCACCCGCGCATCCGCCACCTGCTGAAGCACCTACCCCTCACGGGCCACAAGCGCGGCGTGCAGGCCGCTTGGACGCGCGCCAAGGAAAAGGTAGGCCTGGGGGATGTGCGCTTTCACGATCTGCGCCACAGCGCGGCCAGCGAAATGGCCAACGCGGGCGTGCCACTTTTCACCGTGGGCCAGGTTTTGGGCCACAAAAGCCCAGTCAGCACCCAGCGCTACGCGCACCTGTATGCCGACACATTGGCCGCCGCTGTGGGCCAAATTGGCCGCAAACGGGCCTGACTTGGGAGGATTTCCCCACAGTGCCTGCTGCCGAGGCCCCTTAGCGTTACTTGAGAAAAGCGCGCTAAGTTGTTGATTTTGGCGGAAAGGGAGGGATTCGAACCCTCGGTACTGGATAACCAGTACGCCGGATTTCGAATCCTATGCGACACCCGCGCTACGAGGGAAGCTCCCTCGTAAAATAGGCGCAAAACAGGCATCTGGAGGGGTAGTTTGGGCAGAAATCCCCACAGTCCAGGCTCATTTGATGAGCTACTGAAGACGCCGCAACATTTAGGGCTTCGTCAGCAGCGCCTGATACGCCTTTTCACAAGCGGCCCCGGCCGTGCCCCTGGCATCGGCTATCGCAGCAAGCTCTCGACCAGCTGTCTCCAGCCGCTCGAGCACGTTGGCGAGCACAGTGGCGGGGCTGGTGGTTGGTGGGCCGCTGGAGGCAGCGGTGGGGTTTGTGGCGGCGGGGCAGGCTGCAGTGGCGGCGAGTTGGTGGGCCCGGATGCGCAGGCCGTCACCAGCGACGCGAGCATCAGCAGCGGCAGCAGCCGCGCGGCGGGCTTGGGCTTGGGCTTCAAGGGCGATCTCCTGGTGCTTGGTGATCCATGCCTGCTCCAGGCTGCGGTAGGCAGCCGCAGCGCTGGCGGCAGCGGCCGTGGCTCGGGCGCGGTCTTCTGCGGCTTGGCGGCGCTGCGACTGCAGCTCGCTGCGCAGGTCAGCGGCGTGCAACTGCGAGCGCGCCAGGCGCCAGGTCTGCGCCGCGGCCACTGCAAAGGCCAGCAGTGCCACGGCCAGCAGGATGTGGTCCAGATTGATGAAGCCGTGACGGGCGGCGCGTTGCATGGTGGCCCTCACTTGCTGGCCAGCACGGGCGAGGCGGCCCCCTGGCCTTGCTCGCACTGCGCGCGCGCGCGCTCCCGGCGCTTGACCAGGCCGGCGCACCGGTGGGCCGGATCTCGGCAGTCTTTGCCCTGAAAAAACGTCCAGCGGTCAAACTCGGCGCAGGCCTGGGCGTGCTGGCCGGCGTTGTGCAGGCGCACCATGGTGCTGGCACAGACGCGCTCGGCGCCTACGTTGTAGGCCAAGGAAACCAGGCTGTCGTACTCGCCCTGGGTGAGCGGGGCCGTGACGCAGCGCTGCAGCGCGCCCTCAAAGTGCCGCAGCTCGCGCAGGGCCATGGCCAGGGCCTGGGGCGGCCGCGTGGCGTCACCCATCTGCACGGGGCTGCCATCAGGCCGACGCGTGCTTCCGAAGCCATAGGTGGGCACGTCACCCGGCAGCGGGCGCACCGCCTGGTCGGTGTAGCCTTCGTCCACGGTGATGGCCACTAGCCCAGCGGCGCTGAGCGTGAGGGCAGCGGCGAGCAGGCGCGGCGCTTTCATGGGGCAGGGCCTGGCGGGTCAGTCGCTGTCCGCGGCGCTGGTGGTGCCGTTGTGGACACGCACCCAGCGGTACAGCAAAAAGCCGGCCTGCAGGGTGATGTAGATGAGCGTGGCCAAAAGCACCAGGTCATTCAAGGACACGCCCGCCACCGTGAGCCCGGCCACGGTGACCGGCGGAGCGGATTTGACGGCTTCAGCAGCGAGGTCGGATTTGGTCTGCATGGGGGTTCCCGCCAGATTTCAGAATTTGGGGACGTCAGGTGCTTGGCCAGGCGACAGCCGGCAGATCAGAAGTAGTTGTTGTTGATGAAGTCAGCGAACCAACTAGTGCCGCCATCGTGGGTGGTTAGGTTGATGACGGACGCCCGGCCGTTGATCGAAGTGATGCCGCTGGTGGGCGTGCCACCCGGCCATTTGACGGACGCTGGCCACGACACGGTGCGGGCGGTGCCGTCGCCGATGAAGTGCAGTTGAATCTGGAGGACGTACCCGGCCGGCGGCGGGTTCGAGATCGTCATCGTGGTGATATTGGCGTTTAGGCTCACGACGAACAACGCACCCGCAGAGCAGTCCAGGGTTAATGCGCCCGCGCTGATCGAAGGCGTGGCCTTGGTTGACCGCACGGACTTGGTGTGCAACGCGCCCCCGTTCGGCCCAATGTAGAGGTCATAGTTGGTGGCGTAGTTCGCGCTGGCGCGGGGTTGCATCCAAAATGCGCCCGAAGCGTAGGCACCAACGTCCAGCACGACGCTCGCCGCGCCAAAGCGGGCCAGCGCGTTGGGATCGGCCGCGCTGCCCGAGGACGCCGGGGCCCCACCGGAAATCGCGCTGTAGGTGTGCAGGCCTGCCAGCGGGGTGGCAACGCCCTGGCTCAACTTGCCGGGGACATATAAGTCCGTCGTCACCGTGGCCATCGCGGTCACGCTGATTGACCACGTTGAGAAGGTGCCGCTGCCGCCCGTGGCCGTTACGTTGACTTGCAGCGAGCCGGTGCCAGTGTCGTAGGCCAGGATTTGGCCGATCATGTAGTTGGCCGGCGTCAGCGAGTTGGCGACGATTACGAACTGACCGATAAACCACGTCTTCCCGGTCTGCGTGGTCAGCGTCCTGCTTCCGGCGCCAATGGTCAGCGAGGTCACCGACGTGCCGCCGTTGGTGGAGGCGTTGACGGCGTTCTGCCCGATGGCCACGACGGTGTTGGCCACCGCCACCATCTGCGACAGCGCGGGCACAAAGCGAGTGCGGTGGCCGCCGTTGGCAAGGCCGGTGCTCGTGTTGCTGTCGTCCGTAACGGTTGAGCCGTTGCCGCCTATGTTGACGGGGAAGGTAACGCTGGCCATCAGATGATCTCCTTCAGTTCAAAGCTGCCGGTGAACCGCGTGGGGTCTGGCACACCGATGCCGTTGAGCGCCGTCAGGCGGCCGGCAAAAGCCCGCAGGGGGATGTTCCCGGTGTCGTCGCTGTCCGGCACAAGCAGCACCTCGTTGTTCAGGCCTGCCTGGCGCTGCAGATCAAGCGCGAAGCTGTACGCCTCGGTGCTGGTCAATTCTTCGATTGCAAACCTGAACATGCGGCCCTTGGGTCGCGCATCGAAATACATGGTGCCCGACAGTGTGGTCACCGACGGCGAAGAGTCGAAATAGTTGATTTCAGCGCCATAGGCGTAGTTGGTGCCAGGGCGCCAGCCGCGAGCGATGATGCAGCGGCCGATGTCGATGTAGCCGGCGATGTTGGTGGTGTCGTCAATGTCCACCTCCCACCAGCGCAGGAACTGTTCGCTCGGCAAGACGTGCACGAACGGGCTCTGTAGGCCGATGAGGTCGCCCGCCGTCAGCTCGCCCGTCCAGAAGTTGTTGTCCTCCCAGTTGCGCTGGCCCATGGCCAACGTGTCGGGCGGATAGCAGTCGCGCCAGCCGCTGTCGTAGGTGACGGCGGTGTAGCCGGCGGTCTCGTACCCGAACACGCGCACGCGCCCGAACTGGCTGATCGTGTGCGCAAGCAGCGCTACCACGCCCACGGGCCGGGCCGCGCCCAGGTCAATGCGGAACTGCGTGGCGGCCAGCGTGGCGTTGGCAGTGCGGGCCACCCGCTGGATGATCGGGTTTTGCAGGTTGGTGAGCGGCAGGCCAGCACTCCAGGAGCCGCCGGACAGCGTGGCGCTGTCGATGCGGTTTTGCCAAGCAAGAAAGACGTTTGCCATCTCAGCCCCAAAGCGTCAGAGTGAACAGGTACTGTCGTAGGTCGGCCTGGATGCCAGTGATCACGAAGGCCTTGCCGCTGTTCATGCCGAATCGGTTGACTTGCAAGGTGACTGTCCTGCCAAGGTCGAGCAGCGGCGCCGTGGTGGCATCCACCCGCACCGTGACCTGATAGAAGTCGCGGCGCTGCTTGTAGATGCTCAGGCGCCGGGCCGCTTCTGTGGAAGCGTTGGCTTCCGTCACCAGCACGGTGTTGATCTCGACCTCGGGGCTGGTCGGGTTGGCGGTAAGGATGGCGTTGTCGTTCGCCTCCACGCGCCGGTACTCGTTGGCCAGGAACTCCTTGCGCACCTCGGTCACCGCGTTGGTGAGATCGTCCTGGGTGAACCAGATGCGCTGGTATCCCATCTTGATCTTCCAGGCCGGCATACCCGCGCCTGCGTCGCGGCTGGCCACGCGATCAATGCTCACGATGTTGACCGTGGTCAGCGTGGTCACGCTGTTGGCGATGTTCGGCAGCACGAGCTGGGCGATGCGGTAGGTGCCGCCCGAGTCCACACCCCACCAGGCGCCCACGCTCATGCACAGCATGTCGATGGCCTCGATGGCGCTCATGTCGCGGCTTTCGGGGATGTAGATGCCGCAGGCGTAGGGCGCCACCGTGTCCAGCGCCGTGATGTCTGCCGAGGAGATCGCGCCGGCCAACACGCCGGCCTTTTGCAAGATTTGTCTCCACAGTTGCCCGGCGGTGCGGTTGGCCGTGGCTGCGCCCTGTGTGGCGTCGAACGTGAGCGTGCCCTGGGTGTTGTCCGCCAGCCGCACGAAACAGCCGGCTGTTGCGTCGTTCCAGACCCGGTACTGGCCCGCCGCCGGGGCGGTGGTCTCCATGTCGGCCTGAGACGTGTAGACCGCCCCCGCCGTCAATGCCGCTCCCCGGTTGTAGACGGCATCCACCGACTGCAGGGCGGATCCGCTGTGCAGTTGGTAGATCTTGCGGGTGGTGTTGACGCACGGCGCGGCCGCGTTGAAGACCTGCCCGTAAACGAGCGGCTTGGGCCGGCCCTTGAGATCGCCCGCCACGCCGTCCAGGCCCGCCGGCAGCGCGTTGGTGCCGCCGTAGCGCACCTGCTGCAAGGGCTTGGCCACGGCCAGCTGCTTGTCGCGCACCCGAAAGCGCACCGTCTGCCAGGACAGCTCGGCCTGCTCGATCAGGCCGTCGATGATGACGGTCCAGGTCGGCACCACGCCGGCCACCACGTCGGCCAGCCGGATGACGATGCGCCGGCCGCCGAAGCTGTAGTTCAGCAGCGCATCGAGCCCGCCGTCGAGGTTGGCCAGGACCAGCTCGCCGAAGCCGAGCTGCGTCTGGCCAAACGTCTGCTGGTTCTGGAACATCGTGCGCTGGAAGTTCCCGCCCTGGATGATGCGGTTGTCCCAGTAGGTGTTAGCTGGGCTCTCGGTCGGCCCGCTGACGTAGCCGTGCGTGGAGTAGCGCAGCGTGACCTCGCCGGCGATGGCGGTGTCGTAGGCGGTGATCTCGGCGGTGACGATCAGCATGTCAGGCCCCTGCGCTTTCGGTGTAGGTGACCTGGAACGAGTTGGCGCCCACGTCCACCGAGTAGGTCGGCGACGAGTCAGCCAGCGCCGCGTTGGTCGCGCTGTTGCCGGTGTTGCTGGCAGTAGCCGCCGTGTTGGCCGCGACCTGGGCCTGCAGGTTGGCCACGTTCTGCGTGGCCACGGCCAGCGCGGCCAGCCCGGTGGCGATGCTCACGTTGCCGTCGCTGATGGCTTTTTCGATTTTGGCCAGGGTGTCGTTGCCAGCCTTGATCTGCTCGGCCACATCGCCAATGGCTGCTGTGGTGCTTTGCGCCTCGGGCAGCAGGCTGTCGAGCACAGCGGTGTTGGGCGCCTTGTCGGCCAGCTCGGCCAGCGAGCCCTCGATGTCGGCTGTCTTGAGCGCCTCGGTCAGCCGGGCAAACTCGGGCGCCAGCTGCAGCAGCGTGACCACCAGCTCCTGGCCCTGGGTGGTGGACACGTCCACCGACTCCACCAGCTTGCGGAATTCCTCCTTGTTGGACAGGTCACCCGCCGCCGTGACGCCGGCCGCCTCCAGCTGCTCCTTGAGCCCCTTGGCGGTCAGGCCGATCTGCTCCTGAGCCGTGTAGTAGTCGGCCACGAACTGGCCCGAGATGGCCATCAGGTTCTCGATGCCGCCGGCCAGCGCAATGATGTTTTCGCGGGCTTCGATGGACGACGTGGCGATCTTGGAGAACACCCCGCCCAGGGTGTTGAGCGACTCGCTCACCTGCGACAGCGCGACCAGCCGCTGCATCGTGTCGGCGATGGTCTCGCCGGCCTGCTGGAACGGTGCGATGACGGCCTCAAACTTGCCGGCCAGCGCGTCCTGGTACGTCTGGAAGATGAGGTCGATCGCCTTCTGGTCTTCCGCCGCGTCGCCGGTCAGCTTGGCCTTGAACGACGTGGTGACCTCGGACAACGTGGCCGCCGGCAGCTTGAGCGCAGCCGCCCACGCCTTGGTCTGCTCGAGCACGCCCTTGGCGCCGAAGTCGAGCGCGGCCGACAGCGAGTCACCTAGCTCGCTGAAGTTGGTGCCGGTCTTGTTGCTGCGGAACCAGCCGCCCTTTTGGAACCAATCCTGGTAACGTTGGCCCGTGGCGTCGCCGCCCGAGATCGTGCCCTCAATGCCGGCGTCCTTCATCTCCTTGGCCTTCATGCCGAAGGCGCGGTTGACCAGGCCACCGACCACGCCGGCAATCGGGCCGATGCCGGGGATGGCGCTGGCGATGCCCGCGATGGTGTTGACCGCCCCGCCAGCGCTGTAGCCGCCAGACAGGGCCTTGCTGATGCCGTAGCCCGCAAAGCCGTTGCCCAGCATGCCCATGCCCGAGCCGAGCATGCTGCCCAGGCCCGTTGGCCCGGCGATCATGTTGCCGCCGATGTTCTGCAGGCTGCTCAGGCCCAGCGTCTGGCCCAGGCCGGAGTTCACCAGGTTGAGCGCGGCGCCACTGATGGTGCCGCCGCTCAAGAAGTTCATGCCGCTGGACAGCAGCGACCCGAAGCCTGCGCCAGCGCTGCCTGCGGCTCCTGTCGAAGCGGCCGCATTGCCAAACCCCAACATGCTGCCGATGGCCCCGCTGACGGGCGCCAGGATGGCCTTGATGGTGGGCTGCAACACCATGCTCTTGAAGGCGTTGACCAGGGTGGACTTGAACGCCTCAAAGAACCCTTTGCCCGACTCGAAGGCGCGCATGAGCGCATCGGTCAGGCCGTTGTTGATGCTGTCGGTGACCTTGAGCCACTCGGCGTTGGCCTCCTGGGCGGCCTTGATGTGAATGCCTTGCTCCTTGGCGTCGGCCAGGGCGCGCAAGCCGGCCGCCTGCTGGCGGTACTGGTCAGCCAGGGCGTCGTTTTCCTGCCGCTCCATGGCCAGGATGGCGTTGCGGTCGGCGGTGGCGGCGGCGTCGCGCAGCTTGGCCACTGTGAGCTGGCCGGTGTAGTCGACGCCGGTCTGCGCGGTGAGGTTGGCGGCTTCCTGCGCCAGGATCTGCTCGCGCACACTGTCGGTGCTTTGCAGCACCGCGGCGTATTCACTCTCGCGCGCCGCGATGGCCGCCAGCGTGGCCTTCTCGCCCTCTTTGATCTGCGCCACCTGCTCGCGCATGGCGTCCGTTTCCAGCAGCTTGGCGCGGGCGGATTCCAGCTCCTGGTCGGTGAGCTTCTTCTTGCCGGCGCGCACCTCTTCTTCGAGCTTGAGGATCTCGCTTTCGGTCTTGGTCAGCTCGCGGCCCAGGCTGATCTGCTGATTCATCGCCGCAAACTGCGCGTTCAGGCCCACCAGGTAGTCCTGCCCAGCCTTAGCGGCCTGGTCGACGGACTCCTTGGCCTGCTTGGTGGCGGCGCTGAATTCAAGGGTTTTTTGGCCGGTGACGCCGTGCTGCTTGCCCAGGCGGTCCAGCTCGTTGCGGTTCTCGGCGGCCGACAGGCTGTGGTTGTTCAGCGCGTCACGCTGCTGCAAGATGCGGTCAGTCATGCCCAGGATAGAAGCCTGGAACTTGTCCAGCTCCTCGCGCCCGCTTTGCGCGTCGGCCTTGATCATCTCGCCCACGCGGGTCCAGCCGGCGCGGCCTTCGGCGGAGAAGATGCCGCCGCCTTCGCCCAGGGCCGAAAACTGCGCCACGATGCCGCCGATTTCGCGGCCCACGGACTTGAAGACAAACGCCACGTCTGAGGCCAGAACGATCAGCGCCTCCAGCACGGTGCCCACGGTGCGGATGACGCCACGCATGACGTCGAATTGCCCAGTGGCTTGTGCAGCGCCGCCGGCCAGATAGTCGCGGATAGCGCCGCCCAGCAGCTGCGTCAGGTCGTACAGCGCAATCATTCCGGGCAGCAGGCCCAGGGCCAGGGAGCGCTTCAGGTCCTCGGTGCGCTCTGCCGCCACGGTCATGGCGTCGTTGTATTGGTCGGCCATCTCGGCCTGCTCTGCCGTGACCTTGGCCACCAGCTCGCCGGTGTTGCCCAGGTCGCGCATGAAGGGCAGCAGATCGGCGCCGCTCTTGCCCATCAGCGTCATGGCCACGGCGCTCTTGGCCGAGCCGTCCTCAAACTGGTTCATGGCCTTGGCCAGCGCCAGCATCTTGTCTTCGGGCCGCATCGCGTTGAAGGCGTTGAAGTCCAGGCCCAGGGCCTTGAGCGCTGCGGCGGCGCCTTTGCTTTCCTCGGTGGAGCCGGCCATGTTCTTGGCCAGCTTGTTCATGGCCTGGCCGATGGTCTCGGCCGTGGTGCCGGTGAGCTTGCCGATCGAGGCGAAGGCGCTGAGGCTTTCCACCGTGGCGCCAGTCTTGATGCCCAGATCCTTGAGGCCCTCGGCGGCGTCGATGTAACCCTTGACCATGCTGGTCACGGCGGCCAGGCTGCCCATGCCCAGCGCGGCCACTGCCGCCAGGCCCATGCCCTTGAGGGCGTCGCCCACCTTGAGGGTGGCGCTGTCCATGTCGCCCAGCTTGCTGGTGACTTGGGACAGCCCGCCCTGGACGCTGCTGACGCCCTCCAGGCTGAGCTTGATGCCGATGTCGCTGATGGCCATCAGTGCGCCCCGCGAGCTTCAGTGGCGGCGCGCGCGCTGCTCATCGGCGCGGCGCTGGCGGGTCCACTCGACCAGGGTTTCGGCTTCCATGACCTGAAGGTCGGCGATGACCTCGGGCACGCGGGCACGCGGCACGAGGCGGCGCATGCGCAGCAGCGCATCCACGCCCGCGTAATCCAGGCCGATAGCGCCGGCAAAGCCCGTGCGCCACTGGGTGCGGCAGGCCAGCCAAACGGCCAGCACATCCTGATGCTCGGCCCACAGGTGAAAGACGCGCGGCTTGTGCGCCGCGGCGGCGTCATCCACCGCCACGAGGCCAAAGGCCGCCAGGGCTGCAGCCGACTCGTCTTCTGGGTCGTCATGGGTGGGCGGCGCGTCATCATCAGATCCACGGGTGAGTTCACCGCGCGCAAGCAGGCGCGCCGCCTCCCTCAGTTTTTTTCCTTGCCCTTGGCGCCGCAGGCCTCGATGTAGGCCTTGAGAACCAGGCCAGCCATGCCGACGATGTCCAGCAGCGAATGCAGCGCCGAGCCGCTGAAGGGCAGCTCCACGCCGTTATCGTCTTGCACGCCGGACCAGCCAACCACCACCGAGTCCAAAAACTCAGGCACGGTGCGGTCGTTGTTTTCGATGGCCAGGCGCAGCTCGGTGGCGGGCAAACGCCGGGCCGTCAGCGTGAAGCTGAAGGGCATGGCGCGGCCCGCGGCATCCGGCAGGCGCCCAGCCACCGGCACGCTGACGGTGTCAGAGACAACCAGACGAAAACTCATGCCAGCACCCCTTTACAGGCAGACGAGCCGCA